TACAGCGACTACGTTTGGGACAACAAGTAATTCGTGGGGTACCCCCATACTTGCACCTAATGGCTATATGTATTGTCCACCCTTTGGTAGCACGGCATCAACCATTGTAAAAATTGGCACACCTGTAAGTATACCAACAGACTGGTGTTGTTCACGCTACTCTAATAAATATTAAGGATTAAACATTGACTACATACAAGACACTAATGTTAAATAGTGGACGGTCACAGCAACTACAGGAAGGGGATTATGTCTCACTAACAGAATTCCCAGCTTGGGAAACTAATAGTGACACATTGACTGATTTTCAAGAATCACTATGTCGTAGTATCCGATGTGACCGGTTTAAGATGACAGCTAATTTTAGTCAATTTGGTAGTCTATCTGGCACAGCAAAATGGATCTCTGGCGTGATAACAGCTGGCGGCATAATTTATGGCATACCTTATAAAGCAACAAATGTTCTTAAGCTAGACACAGATGACGATTCAACGGCAACTTTTGGTAGCTTCAGCTCAGGCGGTGATAAGTGGGTGGGTGGTGCCTTGGGAACAAATGGAAAAATATATGGATGCCCATTTTTTGCTTCAACAGTACTAAAGATAGACCCCAGTAATGATTCAGTGTCAACATTTGGTAGTTTAAGTTCGGACACGCCGAAATGGGCCGGGGCAATATTAGCACCAAATGGGTTCATTTATTGTCTACCATATAGCGCTACTACAATATTAAAAATTAATACCTCCGAAGATTCTGTAAGCACCTTTGGTAGCTTGTCTGGTAGTGTTAAGTGGCAAGGTGGTGTCTTAGCACCTAATGGTATGATTTATGGCGTGCCATTGACAAGCGCTACAGTATTAAAAATTAATACCTCAAATGATTCCATATCAACATTTGGTAGTTTGGGTTCTGGGACTCTTAAGTGGATGGGTGGAGTGCTCGCACCTAATGGTATGATTTATGGTATACCATTTGATGCCACAACAGTACTAAAAATTAATCCACTCACAGATGTAGTAACCACATTCGGTAGTTTATCTGGTTCAGCTAAGTGGCATGCTGGGTGCTTAGGACCGGATGGGATGATTTATGCATTTGGTTGGCGCAGTAGATCTATTTTAAGAATTAATCCCACAACAGATACAGCAACTATATTCGGCACAATAACCGCCCCTGCTGATGCTAATGCTTATGCTGGTGCAACACTAGCTCCTAATGGCTACATTTATGGTATCCCAACTACGGCTACAACAGCCATAAAATTAGGTGCAACGATGACTATACCAACAGATCGTTGTGCATCTCGCGTCTGTAATCATTTTTAAGAGGAACATCTAATGGCATATCAAGATCCAACATACCCGAGTCAAGTATGGGATGGGCAAACAGGAAATCCCTGGCGAACAAGCCGTAATGACGATTTACCGCCTGATTCAAATGACTGGGATCGTATATCGGCTGAAATGATTGCAACTCAACAACACCTAAATGATACTGGTGGTGGAGCTACAGGCCCAACAGGACCAACAGGCCCGACAGGTCCATCAGGGGCATCAGGAGCAGACGGCGCTGCAGGTTCAGATGGAGCTACTGGGCCACAGGGCGCTACGGGGCCACAGGGTGAGGCTGGTGATATTGGTCCGACCGGTGCAAAGGGTGATCCAGGTACAATAGCATGGAAAGACCCAGCCCGTGTACGAACAACCGGAAATGTCAATCTTTCTACAGGCCTTGAACCGGGTGATATTGTAGATGGGGTTACTCTTGCAGAAGGCAATTTAGTTTTAGCTGATCGACAGAGTGCTGCCTCGCAAGATGGTGTCTATGAAGTGCAATCTTCTGGTGCGGCTCTACGCTCCTCACAATGGCAAGCTGGAGAGCATGTTGCTAACTGGGTTCTCTTTATTCAAGAAGGTGCCACTTATGCTGATAAAGCATTTATTATTACAAATAATTCAGGTAGTGACATATTAGGTACACATGACTTGACGGTGGCTCAAGTCGCTGAAATGGGTCCGACAGGAGCAACAGGTCCGATGGGGCACGGAGTGTTTATTGAAGCAATTCGAGTGCGAGCAACTGGAAATGTGAATTTAAGCACAGACCTTGAAGCCGGTGACTATATTGATGGCGTTCAACTTGCAGAAGGCGACAAAGTTCTTTGTGATCGACAGACAACTTATACACAAGACGGTTTATATGTTGTCCCAGCAAATGGTGCTGCTTCACGCGATACATATTGGTCGGTGGCAGAAGATGTATCAAGTTGGGCAGTACTCATCGAAGAAGGTGATACCTATGCCGGTCATTGCTATGTATGCGTTAATGATTTTGCCGAAGGTGTAATCGGAACAGATGATTTAGTTTTTGAACGGATGCTTGGTGTTGGTCCTTATGGTCCAACAGGCCCGACAGGTCCAACAGGAGCTACTGGTCCGACAGGTCCATCAGGTGGCCCGACTGGTCCAACAGGGGCTACAGGCCCAGATGGAGCTACAGGTCCAGTTGGAGCTACAGGCCCAGTTGGAGCTACAGGTCCAGTTGGAGCTACAGGGCCGGATAATGGACTGCCTTCACCGCCCGCCGCTGCTGAGACAACTAAACAGTATATTTTACAAGTTACATCTGGTGGTGTTGTTAGTTGGGTCGAGCACGTCTAATATTAGAGAGGGTTAGTGATATGGCAAAAGACTCTTTTATTTCTTGGCGATTTTATATAAGACATTATTGGCCACCGTGGGAAAATAATACAGACCAGTGGGGTTTGTCTGTAGCAGCACTTGAATCTGCATCAAGGAAGCTAAATGGTAGAACTATCACCGATGATATGACTAGTGGCAAGTGGGCTTATGCTGGCCCAAGAAGCGGGTGCTTAGCCCCAAATGGCTATGTATACTGCCCACCTTGGAGCAATACACAAGTTCTAAAATACAATCATACGTTAACTGGTTCAAAATTTGGCTCTTTTATTGGTACAGAGCAGTGGCGCGGCTGTACTCTTGCACCAGACGGTTGTATCTATTGTGCTCCATTTAATCATGCAAGTATCCTAAAAATTGATCCTACTACTGATACAACATCTCTTATTGGTGACTTTGGAACCGGCACAAAGAAATGGTATGGCGCAGTCTGCCGATTGAATGGTGATATTGTTTTTGCACCGCATTCTAGCAATAGTTTTCTTGTTGTTGACACAGCAGGGAACACGTATACATATGGTAACTTAAGTGGCAACTATAAATATGGAAGTTGCGTTCTAGCTCCAAATGGCACAGTTTATGCGATCCCATTTGGTGCGGGCAATATAGCAAAATTAGCACCAGATAATACTGTTAGCACTGTCGGCAGCTTTACTGAGACTAATGCCTATGGGAAATGGACCGGTGGTATACTTGCTCCAAGCGGAAAAATCTATGGGCTGCCTTATACCCGCACAGATATTTTGGTGATTGATCCCGCTGATGACTCGTACTTTACTTTCGGGGCCACTGAAAATGCGCCTGGTTACAGAGGTAGTTGTCTTGGGCCAGATGGTAAAATTTATAGTCTTTCAAAGGGCGTGCGAAAACGGATAGTAGTTGATCCAGAACTTAATACGATTACTTTGCTCACTAGCCCTCCAGGTGTATCTGTAGCTTATGGGCACGATACAATATTACATCCGAGTGGAAAACTTATCGTTGTTGGTGATCCTCCAAAAACCTGGGGTCTTCGTACTGATTTCAATCTTGAGATAGACTACTGCTGTTCACGTTATTTTAATAACCATTAAACTTTACTGTGTGCAACTCGCTTATACAAAACTTATTAAAAAGGGTTATAAAACAATGCCGTATCAAGAACCAATATATCCGAATCAAGTATGGGATGGTCGGACAGGAAATCCCTGGCGAACAAACCGCAACGATGATTTACCACCTGATTCAAATGACTGGGATCGTTTATCGACTGAAGTCATTGCAACACAGCAACATTTAGATGCTATGGCTGTGTTGGTGACTCCAGAAGAATATTCTGCGAATCCAGTTTTAACACATGTTACGGATAGAGCATATTACCCAACACTGTTGTACTTTAAGAGCGGCTTTACTGTAGAAGGTAATGCTTATAAGTATATCTGCATCCATTCCAATGATGTTGGTGTTGGTGGTCTAATCATGTCTGGTAGCAATGATTTTAAGGTATGGACAGACTTAAATAGTGGTAATCCACTTGTTGGACTACCTGTTGCAGCACATCATCCGATAGTTGTCCAAACTGGAGCAAGCGCTTTTAGGCTTTTCTATTGGGACTCAAACTTACTTTATACTGCGGCTGCTATCAGGACAGCAGTTTCTACAGACTTAATAAACTGGTCGAGTGATGCACCGCTGCAAAATGGAAGCACACCCTTTATTACTGAGGGTGACTTGGATTGGAACCGTGGCTCTTATGGAGCTTGCCATGTTATCTATAACCCAACAGCAAGCAACACAGGGGCTCATCCACTTGATTACTCCTACGCTATGTATTTTAATGCTACATCAGGCGGGAAGGAAAGCATGGGGCTAGCATATAGTGCTGATGGTGTGACATTCAATCTATACGGTGAACTATTACCAACTATAGAAGAAAGTGTAACTCCCTGGGATGGTACATATCAAACTTGGGGTTCAATAATTCGCACACCACTAGGGCAGTGGTGCATGTTTTATTCTGGTGGCACAACAGCAAGTTATCAAGGTGTTGGGTTAGCACTTTCAACTGATGGGCTTAATTGGCATCGTGTAACAGTAAATGCACCAACCTTAGGTCTAAAGACAGGTACTTGGAGAGAGCAGCGATGTTATGTTGTATCGGTAATCGCAGACTTTGAGGATAGGTTTGCTGGATGCGGCGATGATGCTGATGTAAAAATGTTAGTCAGTGGTAAAAATGCGGCTGGGGTATATGCCTGTGGGTACTTTAAGATACCTAACATGTATCTCAACCCCACCGAACTCATGTATCGGTTAGTTAGTAACATCTAGATGTTGATGATACTAGCTAGTAAAAAGCTAAGCTTAAGCTAAAGAACGTTGTCTATTATGGCTAATTGCATTGTAGTAAGTTTTAATGACGGCAGTATCCGAGTATACCCCCCTAATAGTGGTATATAACTGATTTAAGGCTGGCGACTCTATTCGCCAGCTTATTTATTGGTTAAATCTTGGCTAAAATTTCGTGTATTTAGTAATTTAATGTATTTTTTTTGCTATTTTTGACCCCGAAAACCGATATTACTTATAGAGGGCTATCGGCTTTACTTTTACGGGAGGGGTGTTATGTGGACAAAAGTTAAAAATGCGGCTATTTTGCTGGTTGCTATAGCTGGGCTAAGTGTAGTCGGTCTATTGGCGTGGGACAACTATGGGCCGAAGACTCCAGTCAATTATAATATCACCCCAGGGCCAGTGGTTAACGCTAAGGCAGAAATCATCATTGAAGGCCCTAAAGAAGTAGCTGTTGGCCAGTTAGCTAGGCTCGATGTTACAAAATCAGCCGGGGGAACCTTTAAGTGGAAGGTGCTGCCGGAAGGTGTTGATTTTGAGGTTTATGACGACGGACGTAAGGTTATTTTTTCGTCTGGTACACCGGGCGACTACGTGTTTATTGTAGCCTGTGCTAATGATAATGATGTTGATGTAAAAGTTCTAACGATTCGAGTTGGGGAAGGTTCTCCCGTAACACCCCCAGGGCCACCAAATCCTCCAGCCCCCTCTGCTGGGTTATCAGGCAAGGTCGTTGATTGGGCGAATCTAGTTACATCTCCAAATAAGAAAGCTGAAGCCCAAAAGCTGGCCGAAAGCTTCACTAAGGTACGGCAAGATATTGTCAATGGCCAATTGGCAACAGCAGAGCAAATTATCGTGGCCACAAAAGACTCAAATCGTGCAGCATTGGGTAATTCTTTGGCTCTATGGGTACCATTTTTAGAAAAATTGCAAAAGGAGATGCAACTGCAAGCAGAGGCGGGGGTGCTTGTTACACCTGAACAACACGCCAAGGTTTGGGGGGAAATTGCGGCTGGTTTGCTTACTGTTTCAAAATAAGGTGGATAACATGGATAGACGAGATTTTTTGAAAGTAGCCGGTATCGGAGCATTTGCCAGTGCTGTGAACTTAACTGGACTTAACTCGCAGCAGCTTCATGCTCTTGAAATTGCCGCGATCAACGAAGAAGTCGTGCAAGCTGGCTGGGTTGATGATCCTCAGGTTGTTCGATACTTTGTGCGTGATAATACAAACCCCTATCTGAGTCAAGTTAATAGTGCAATTCTCGGTACTGGTAAGGGGCAAGTTGCATTGCTTTGGCCGTTTTTGGAACAAATTACTAACACAAGGTTTGTCCCACATTACCAAGAGATAGGCGACTGTGTTAGTCATGGATTTGGATTAAGTGTTGATCTTCTAACTGCTATTCAAATATTAAAGCGAAATTCACCACAACGGTGGGTGGCTGAGGCTGCTACAGAAATTATTTACGGTGGTGGTCGTATTGAAATTGCCGCACAGCGTTATAACAAACGGTGGTGGGGCGACGGAATGACAGGCACGGTGGCTGCTGAATTTGTCAAAGCTTTTGGCATTCTTCTACGCCAGCCATACTTGAAAAAATGGGATTTTTCTGAATACAGTGGGGATGTTGCTCGACTACTTGGCAAGCAAGGTGTACCGGATGAATTGGAACCTTTATGTCGAATACATCCAGTTGGGTGTGTGAGTTTAGTGCGAAGCTGGGAAGAAGCACGCGACTGCATTTATAATGGATACCCAATCGCTTTATGCAGTAGCCAAGGTTTAATATACGACATGGGCGGGATAAAGACGGCTTCTTGAATCCAAGTAGAAATCCTTGGATGCATTGCATGTGTTTAGCCGGTATTGATGACAGCTATAGTCGCTCAGGTGGGCTGATTATTAATTCTTGGGGCTCAACTTGGGTGAAAGGCCCAAAACGGCACGATCAACCAGATGGATCATTCTGGGCAGATGCAAGTGTAATTGACCGGATGTGTAAACAAGGTGATTCGGTTGCTTTGTCTTGTTATGCTGGGTACCCAAGACAAGACTACATTTTGTGGTAGGAGAAGTTTAGTGTTTGTCATCTGGCGTCGATTTGTTGTCTGGTTGAGAACTTTACTTCTAAAATTGTCCCGCAAAGAGAAGGTTGAATGGGACAAGGAGATTGTGGAAGTTGTTGACATTGTACATGATGCCTTAGACAAACAACAGTCTAAGACGCCTGCAACAGAGCCAAAAGAGGAGCCGAAGGCACCAAATTACGATATTATTGGTACTGTACCGCGAGAAAAACGTCGATTTTTTAGACTTTTTAGGCGAAGAAATGCGTAACGGACTATATTTTTCAGCAAAATGGTGCTCGGGATGCCGTAAAATGGCTCCAGTCATCCAGAAGTTAGTGGCTGATGGCTTTCCGATTACAACTATTGATGCTGACATTCAAGCAGATGTGACAAGTCAATACGGTGTTGAAACATTGCCAACTTTTATACTCCTAGTCGAAGAAGTTGAATCAAAGCGTCTAGTTGGTGTTGTTGCTGAAGAACAGATTCGTAAACTATTTACAAAGATTCCTGATTACAAGATATGGTGAAATAATGCCTTTTAAGTTTATTTATCGACGTGCCGCTCGTGAATCATTTCGTGACGGCAAACTAACCCAAGAACAGTATGACCAGATTATGATGGCTCTACGACACCCTATTCGTAAGCGATTAAGGGGTGAAGAACGAGTCAATTTAATGGAGGAAGTTGAAAAATACACAGCTGAGAGCATGCCTAAAGGTAAACTAGACTGGGCCACTATCGTCCAGTGGCTAAAAGATCATTGGATGGAGATTCTCAAGCTGTTGTTAAGTCTCGTCGTTTTGCTAGAGCAACCTCCGCAAGAAAAATAACTCGTATATGAGGCTGGCAGGCTGATGCAAATGGCGACCGCCCCGCAAGCTTGTGAATTAAAACAGCCTCTGAAAACAATGAATGAACGAAAATCTTGCAAAAGAATTCAGAGAAGCACTTGTATCAGGGCTGCGAAGTCGTACCCTAACGTCATGCTCACGTTGGTCAGAGTATCGACGTATAATGGGCGAACCATTCCCTGGTAACTATAGTTATAGATATCACCCCTGGTGTCGTGGTATAACGGATTCTGATGCATCGTTCAATACTGCCATGAAGGCAGCACAAATGGGCGTGACTGAAGTTGCCATTAACCGGGCATTTTATACTGTTGATGTGCTGAAGAAGGATGTATTATATGTATTACCAACGAGCATCAATGCTGGAGATTTCAGTAAAGCACGCTTCAGCACTGCTTTGTTGTATAGTCCTTATCTTAAGTCCATATTTACTGACACAAATACTGTAGGATTAAAGCAAGCGGGAGGCGTAAACCTTTATATTCGTGGTTCGCGTGGTGACAGCAATCTTAAGTCAATTCCAGTATCCACTTTGATTCTGGACGAAGTTGACGAGATGGACCAGAAGCAAATCTGGCTAGCTCTCGAACGATTAAGTGGTCACATTGAAAAACGAGTCTGGAGTATATCGACCCCGACAATTCCTAAATACGGCATTCATAAACTTTTCTTACAAGGAACTCAGGAACATTGGACCTTTCAGTGTCCACATTGCAGCCGCTGGACTGAATTAGTGTGGCCCGATTGTATGGAGATTATTGGCGACCATATTAATGATCCGCGATGTGCAGACTCCTTTTTGAAGTGTAAAGAATGCAAGCACAAACTAGACCATGAAAATAAGCCCGACTATCTCGGCACGGGAAAATGGAACCCAACATCCCACGATTGTAGCCAAGATCATCGCAGCTTTTACATTAATCAACTTTACTCATTTACTGTGCAGCCTGGAGACATTGTTATGGCTCATTACCGTGGAATCGGTGATGAAGCTGCTTCGACAGAGTTCCATAACTCAAAACTTGGGATGCCTTACCTTGGTGAAGGTGCTCAAGTCTCCGACGAAGAACTTAATAGTTGTTTGAAGTCACATACAAAACAGGACGCACGCCCAAATGTTGGTGGTCAGCGCCTGATAACAATGGGAGTTGACCAAGGAAAATGGAATTACGTGGTAGTTATGGAATGGGATGTCAAGGAAATGAGTCATGACATTAATGTAGTAGCACATGGAAAGTTGCTATGGGAAGGGAAGCTGCTAGGAAATGAGTTTGAAAGACTTGATGAGTTAATGTGTGAATGGCAAGTTTTAGGTTGTGTGATTGATGCTGATCCAAGTATAAATGATGCACGACGTTTTGCACGAAGATTTCCTGGCTATGTTACTCTTTGTCGTTATAGGAGAGGTCAAGCAGGTAAAGAAATTTCAGTAGCAGAAGACGAACTAGGGACACCTATTGCAACAGTTGATCGTACAGGATGGATAGACGCTACACTTGGTAGATTCAAAACAAAACGAATTGATTTACCACGAGATGTATCAAGAGAATACCAAGAGCATATAAAGTCATTAGTTAGAACATACGAGAAAGATGACACTGGCAACCCAAAAGCTCGCTATATTGAGACAGGCCCCGACCACTTAGCACATGCTCAGACTTATGCAGAAATTGCATTACCTTTGGCTGCTGCTTATGTAACAAATTCAAACATTGGTGCTTTTCTTTAATGAACACAAAAACCTGCACTTGCTGCAAACTTGAAAAAGATACCACAGAGTTTTATGTGCGGAAACGTAATGATAAAGATTACATAGTAGTACAGTGTAAAAAATGTATAGCAGAAAAGACCAAAAAGTATCATACTGAGCATCCAGAAATAAATCGAAAAGCAGCTATAAAATGGAGACAAGCTGACCCACAGAGATGCCGAAGACGGACAATTAAATGGGCTTACGGTATTACTATTGAAGAGTATGAGACACTAGTGGCTAAGCAAAATGGACAGTGCGCAATTTGTGGCACAACAAATACAGCTCCGTGGCCACATTTATGTATTGACCATGACCATAACACAGGTAAGGTGCGTGGGTTGCTGTGTGGTAGCTGCAACCAAGGTATTGGACGATTAAAAGATAGTCCTGTATTATGCCGAAAAGCGGCAGAGTACTTGGAGCATTAATTAATGAGTACAGCAAACAAGAAGCTCGTAATCGACATTCGGCATCCGAATTATCTCCGCGACATGTCGTATTGGGAGCTTTGGCGAGATACCTATGAGGGCGGGGACGATTTTGCACGGCGTTATCTTCAAAAGTTTAACTCGCGTGAAAGTGATGCAGATTTTAATAGTCGGCGTACTATTACTCCAATCCCAGCATTCGCAAAAGCTGCTGTAAATGATATTCGTAACGCAGTATTTCAGCGCATGCGAGACACTTTGCGTAAGGGTGGTAGCAGATCATACACTGAGGCAGTAGATGGCTTGGAGGGTGGAGTTGATTTACGCGGGTCCAACATGAATGTTTTCATGGGCTTTAATGTGCTGCAAGAACTTTGTATTATGGGCCGTGTTGGGGTTTATGTGGATATGCCAGCTTTATCCGGTAATACATTAGCTGACACACAAGGGGCACGTCCATACCTATACATGTATCCTGTAGAAGATATTTTATCATGGACATGCTCAAAACCACATGAAACAACAGATTTTTCAGCAATATTGCTAAGGGACCGTGGTGTAGATTTTGGTGATATTGGTAGCTATAATTTTCGTATGCCAGTGGCTTTGCCTAGTGGAGCTTTTGAGCGATATCGGCTTGTCTACATTAATCCTGAAACGGGACGAGTTAATGTACTGTTTATGGACTCACAGGGTGAGGCAATTGATCCTATAACAAACTTACCAATATTGCCAGTACCCATTGAACTTGAGCTTACAAGAATTCCATTTGTAATGCTAAATATTAATGATAGCTTACTGAAAGATGTATGCAAGCATCAAATTGCATTGCTAAATCTTGGTTCAAGTGATGTTGCGTATGCTTTGAAAGCCAATTTCCCATTTTATACAGAACAACGGGACTTGCGAGCAGTTGGCGATCACCTAAAACATGCGGCTGGAGCTAATGGCACGGCTACCTCAGGTGGACAAGGTAGTGCAGATAACAGCATTGATGTTGGTGCTACACATGGTCGGGCTTATGATTTGCGGGCTGAGCGGCCTGGGTTTATTCATCCATCTCCTGAACCGCTTGAAGCATCAATTAAACTACAAGAAAAGCTTGAAGATGATATTCGTAAACTCGTTAATCTAGCGGTTGCGAATAAAATTGGTCGGCCAATTTCTCAGGAACAGAAAGATTTAGACCCGCAGGGTGTGGAGGCTGGATTAGCATTTATTGGCAACATTCTAGAGAATGGTGAACGAAAAATTGCAGAACATTGGGCAGCTTACGAGGAACGACGCCCTGAACAGCGCTTAATTCCAGTCGTAAAATATCCAGACCGATATAGCTTGAAGTCTGATATGGCTCGAATTGAAGAATCAAAAAAACTATCAGAAATAATGTATGCTGTACCAGGACGTACTGTAAAGAAAGAACTAGCTAAATGTATTGTGTCTACATTGTTGGCTGGAAAAGTTTCTGTTGATGTGTTGGATCGAATTAATACAGAAATTGATATTGCAGAGTACACAATAAGCGACCCACAGACAAT